GAACAATGCGGTGAACCTTTTGACTTCACCGAGTATAGCCTGTGTAATGATTGCAGATATGACCACCGATTTATTAAGTTAAGGAAAGATAATGAAAGCCAAGACCAAAGCATCAAAAAAAATCATCAAAGTGATGAAGGAATTTAAAGCAGGTAAGTTGCATAGTGGTTCTAAAAAAGGTCCAGTAGTAAAATCTAAAGCTCAAGGATTGGCAATCGCACTTAGCGAAGCTGGTCTATCTAAAAAGAAAGGTAAATAATTATGCCAATGGTAAAAACAAAAAGTGGAGTTAAAGCATTTCCTTACACTTCAAAAGGTAAAATGGAAGCTAAAAAATACGCAAAAAAAACAGGCAGCAAAATGGCTGCTAAACCTATGAAAAAGGCAGCTAAACGTGGCAAATAAGCCAGGCCTATACGCTAACATTGCAGCCAAAAGAGCTAGAATTAAAGCTGGCTCTGGTGAAAAGATGCGTAAGGTAGGGAGTAAAGGCGCACCTACAGCTATGCAATTTAAACAAGCTGCAAAGACAGTTAAGAAAAAGAAATGATTAAGAAGGGCAAAGAAACATTCTCAGGTTATAATAAACCTAAGAGAACACCTAATCATCCCACTAAATCACATGCAGTATTGGCTAAAGATGGTGACCAAGAAAAACTTATACGCTTTGGTCAAAAAGGTGTAAGTGGTGACAAAACAAATACAGATAGAGCAAAGTCATTTAAGGCAAGACACGCTAAGAACATTGCTAAAGGAAAAATGAGTGCCGCTTTTTGGGCAAACAAAGTAAAGTGGTAAAACTAGATATATATGTAGGATATGATGGCAAGGTAGAACCAATTGCTTATCATAATTTCTGTCAATCAGTCATTGAAAAATCGTCTATACCAGTAAGTTTTACACCTTTAGCATTGAACACTTTAAAAGATTACAAAGAAACACACACAGACGGTAGTAACGCATTTATCTACTCACGCTTTCTAGTGCCATATCTAAATAACTTTAAAGGTATCGCACTATTCGTAGATGGCGATATGACTTGCCGAACAGATATTGCAGAGATACTAGCAAACTTTGATAATGACGAAGCAATCAAAGTTGTAAAGCATAACTATACAACAAAGCATCCAGTTAAATACTTAGGTGCAAAGAACGAAGACTATCCTAAAAAGAACTGGTCAAGCGTTATGTTATGGAATTGCTCACATTGGCTAAACAAAAAACTAACACCTCAGTTTATACAAGAACAAACAGGTAAATACCTGCACAGATTTGAATGGCTAAAGTATCCTGAAGAGCAAGTAGGTAAGCTAGACGAAACATGGAACTGGCTAGAAACAGAATACGAATACAACCCAGATGCTAAACTAGTGCATCACACATTAGGCACACCATGCTTTAAAGACTATCAGAATACAGACTATAGTCAAGAATGGTGGGAAACATACCAAAGAATGATATATCCTCTTAAAGGAAAGAACAGGGAAAGCGAACTATGAACTTTTTAGACTATTTAGTAAATGCTATGACAGGCGGTCAACCAACTCAACAGGAGTTAATGGCTCGTCAAATGGCTAAACAAGGGCTATTAGGTGACCCAAATTCAGTTGTGCGTGAAAGCGAAATGCCTAATTACTCAACAGGCAATGTATTACGTGAGAGTGAATTGTATAATAATACTGGTCGTAATGTATTGCGTGAAAGTGAAATGAAAAGGTATGACCCTAATTCAGTATTACGTGAGTCAGAAATGAGAATGATGCAACAACCTGCACAAATGTCACCATACATGCAAAATCTTATCAACCCAGGTAAGACAATGCAACAAAACTATATAGACCCAAGACTAATTGAACAAATGTATTACAAAGGGCTATTAAGCCGATAAACACAGAGGGCAACCAACCTATAAGGAGTTGCATAACAATGGATAACGAAGAACGAAAAAGACTAGCAGCAGAACGTAGCTCTGAAGTAAATAAGGGCAACACTCATTCTAGTAAAATCAATAGGTTAGCAGCAGATACACTTAGACGAGTATTAATACAAGAAGAAGCTATTAGATTACGTAATGTAACAGAAGCATTAGTAGCTAAAGCAGAGAGTGGTGATGTATCAGCTATCAAAGAAGTCTTTGACCGAATGGATGGCAAATCAGTAGCAACTACAGAAATTACAGGTTTAGATGGCTCTAATTTGCCTATAAGCATTGCAATAGACTTTGTAAAGCCTAAAGATGAAGGTTAATGCAACCTTTCCTGATAAGCTAGACTTCTTATTTGAGCCACACAGGTACAAAGTAGCTTATGGCGGTAGAGGTTCAGGCAAGTCATGGTCTATGGCTAGAGCATTGCTTATAAAAGCAGCTAATGAACCTACACGTGTATTATGTGCTAGAGAAATACAAAAGTCTATTAAGCAGTCAGTCCATACATTACTTAATGACCAGATACAATCTTTAGGTCTAGGAGCTTTCTATGAAGTTCTTGAAGCTGAGATTAGAGGTCTTAACGGTAGTACATTTAGCTTTACTGGTCTTGCTACAAATACTGTTGAGTCTATAAAGTCGTTTGAGGGATGTGATGTTGTATGGGTAGAGGAAGCTCAGACTGTTAGTAAAAAGTCATGGGACATCTTAATCCCTACGATACGTAAACCTAATTCAGAGATATGGGTATCATTTAACCCTAATATAGATACAGACGATACATACTCTAGATTTGTGGTTAATCCACCAGAGAATGCTAAGGTTGTTAAAGTAAACTATACTGACAATCCTTGGTTTCCTGAGGTCTTGGAGACGGAACGCCTACACAGTTTAAAGACTAACCCTGACTATGCAAACATCTGGGAAGGTGATTGTAAAGCTGCTGTAGATGGTGCTATATACTCTAACGAGATACGAGAAGCACAAGAAGGTAACCGTATAACAACTGTACCTTATGACCCTATGATGAAGGTTCATGTAGTTATGGACTTAGGATGGAATGACAGCATGTCAGTTATCCTATGCCAAAAAGGCATATCAGACTTACGCATTATCGGTTATATAGAAGATGACCACAGAACACTAGATAGTTATTCTGCACAACTTAAGAACTTATCCTATAACTGGGGTACAATGTTCTTACCACATGACGGACAGTCTAAAGACTTTAAGCATGGTATATCAGCAGAAGAGATTATGAAGAAGTTAGGATGGGATATACGTATCGTACCTAAAGCAGATATAGAGTCTGGTATTAAGTTAGCACGTATGAACTTCCACCGTATATACTTTGATAAGTCAGCACAAAGACTTGTTGAATGTTTAAAGAATTATCGCAGAAGTATAAACTCTGCAACTAACGAACCTGGTGCGCCACTACATGACGAATACAGCCATGGAGCAGATGCGTTCAGATATTTATGTACCTCTATTGAGTCTATGAAGAACGAGTCATGGAGCAAAGAGAAAATACAATATACAAATAGAGGAATTGTTTGATGAATATAGAAGACATGGAAATAATTGCACAGATAGAGGCGCAAGAGAATATAGCCTATGGTGTAAATGATAGTGCATTGTCTAATGATAGAGCAGAAGCGATTGACTACTACTTAGGACAACCATTCGGTAACGAAGAAGAAGGTCGTTCACAAGTTGTATCGTATGACGTTCAAGATACTATTGAGTCAGCATTACCACAATTACTTAAAGTCTTTGTAGCTGGTGACAAAGTTGTTCAGTTTGACCCTAAAGGTCCTGAAGACCAAGAAGCAGCAGAACAAGAAACAGATTATATTAACCATGTAGTGATGGAGCAAAACGAAGGCTTCAAGATATTCTACGTATGGTTTAAAGACGCACTACTCTCTAAGAACGGCTATGTAAAAGTATATGCCAATGAAGAAGAGGAAGAAGAAGAATACGAGTACAAAGGGTTAACTGACGCACAACTACAAATGTTGGCTTCAGATGAGAATACAGAAGTATTAGAGCATACTGGTTACCCTGACCCAAGTATTAACATGGATGTTATCTATCAACAAGCAGCCATGAATGGTGTAGACCCAGCTACAGTTATGCAACCTATGTTACATGACGTTAAGCTCAAGGTTACAGAAAAGAATACAGAGATTGAGATTAAGAACGTAGCTCCAGAAAACATGATGATTTCTGTAGAGGTATCAGGTCCTAACTTACAAGATGCTAAGTTTGTTCAACATAGAGAAGTTATGCAGCTAGCTGAAATTGCTGAGACGTTTGACAAGCCACTAGAGTATATCAAGTCTGTGATGTCAGACCTTCGTGATACGTTTGAAGAAGAGTCTAATGCTCGTGATATTTATGATGAAGAATACGATAGAGCTATTGAGTCACAAGAAGCACTTGTTAAAGACACATACATTAAGTTAGATGGTGAAAGATATAGAGTAGTCGTATTAGGTAACACAGTTCTTTATAAAGAGAAATGTGAGTATGTACC